TCTAATGCACCCATAATAACTGGATTATTTCTTGCCATGTTTGTAGACATGAAATTTAAATGTGAAGTGATATGAGCTCTATGGTCTTGTCCTCTAAATGCTTGGAACGGTTGTCCTGATAAAGAATCAATATGCTCTAATGCAGGATCTTTTGGTGCTGGTGGTTGAGGTACATTTAAAATTTTATCTATATCTCTAACTCCTAAAGCTTCATACATTTTTCTGTAAGCTTCATATAAATTATGAATTTGTGGATTAGATTGAGCAAGTTGTAATTGAGTTTGTGCTAAACTAATTCTTTGAGTTTGTGAAAATATATTTGGATCAGCAACTGGAACAATATCTACTCTGTCATCAAAGTCAGTTTGTTTAATAGTTCTTTGTCCACCTACAACATCATAAGGATATTCTGGAGGCAAGTAGAGTGCAAACACTCTAGATAATAATTTAAATTCTTGTTTCATTGAAGCATACAATCGTTTGTGAATTGCAGACATTGTTCTGCTGCCTCGTTCCAATAAAGCCACCGTCGTACCTACTGCTGCTTGTTGATTTCCATCCCCTATTTGTATGTCAGCGATTGAAGCAAAACGTTGACCTGCTTGAACTACAACACCCATTAATTGTAATAAAGTTTGTGAAGGTTCTTTAAATGGTAAAGGCATAAATGCATCTCTTAAGTTTCCTCCAGGCGCATCTACATCTCTAAACTCTCCAGGTTGAATAGGTTGTGCATCATCTCTGACACGAATACCTCTTTGTTTAAATCCTGATGGTAAATTAGATAATGTTCCAGCATCTAGTAATTGTCTTAATGCTGATGTAGCAGTTCTAGATAATCCACCAATCATATGGATTAATCCAAAGCCATAGAATCCTAAACCTGGTAAAAATTTAAAGTGAACAAAATATTGGATCTTCTGTTTTCTAGGATCTCCAATATTATAGTTTCTACGAATAGATAAAATTTCACGAGAGCCTTCTTCTATCGTCACTATGTAAGGAAGTTTAATTCCAGTTATTTCCCCGTTGGGATCACGATCTTCAAAGCCCTCGATATCTAAATTTACATGACATTCTATTAAAGTAAAGATGTCATTATTTTTTTCTTTTCTAATTCCTTCTAATTCTCTCTCTTTGGCTTTTAATTGATTATCTACGTTATCCATTGAAGGAGATAATTCTATATCTCTATAAAAACCATTGACTTGTTGTTTTCTTAAATCGTTTTCAGTTGTTTTGATGACATGCATTATAGCATCCGCATCATCTAATGATGTTGCAGAATAAGGAACTATTAAATCATCTGCAGGTATAAATTTTGAAACTGCTCTTTCAAGTAAAGAATCATAATAAACTTTTTTAAATGTAGATCCTGATAATGGTAAATAAAATAACATCTGATCAAATTCAGGTTCATATTCTTTCATCTGATCCATGATTTGATAATTCATAAAGTCTTTAACTCTATTTGCTTGATCTTCTTTTTGTCTATCGTTTAATCCAACAACTTGAGTTCGCACCGGTCCGTCTGCTGGTAATAATTCTTTGTAAGCTAAAGCTTGAAATTGTGTAACTGCTTCTGCAAGAACTGGGTGAGTTGCACCACTCGCTCCTCTGAAAGGTTCTGTTCTTCTTTCATATTTAAATCCAAGTAGATCTAAACCATCAGTATAAGCAGTTTCCCAATCTTGACGTGAAGATCTATATTCTTCATAATTTTGAAAAAGTTCTGAACCTAATGGCATTAAAACTTCTTCTGGTAATAGTTCTGCTAAATTTGCAAAATGATCTGGGGTTTGTTCTTGATTAAAAGCTGCTGGTTCAAAATTAATTTCAACACCACCATCTTCCATAGGTGTAATTTCTGTATCTCCTTGAGAAGGAATCTGTTCTTGAGTTTCGATAGTTTGTTCTATTGAAGCTTCTGGCCCCTCAATCTCAATAGTTTTTCTAACTTCGTTTGGAAGTGATTTGTCTATAGTTGCCATTTAATTTTCCTGAATTTGTTAATATAACCTTTTTATTTGGAACATTCAACCCTTGTGGGTTAGGTCCTCTTAGTGGTGGTATTGTTCTTGTTAATTTTTTCATCAATAATAACTTCTCTCTGTTCTTGGAAGTTCCTCATCTCTATAGTCTTCTGGGTGAGAAATCAAGCCACCTTGTCTAAATCTCATAACAGCTTGTGTCATAGAATCTACTAAATCGTCATGATCTCCATATGGAAAGGATGCACATTCCTCAATAACCTCTTGTGCAAACTGTTTAGATTTAGGCGCCCATATCATTCCAGATTCAAATAGAGGTGCAACAGCATTCACTCGTGCATGTTTATCATTACCTTTACTTGGTGAAAAATTAACAACGGGTATACCCATGCTTCTAAGTTCATAAGTTAATGGAAGTCCTGATGCTTTCGCTTCAACAAGAACTGTTTCAGGTTGCCAATACATATATTGTTCGTGGGCCAGGCGCCTTAATTCTGGAAACTCTAAACGCTCTTTCCTCGCATCTAGTAAAATTAATTGTGGACCAGAGTCCTCATTTAAATGAAACACGCCCCAGGTTGTGATTGCAGAATAATCCGCGGTTTCTTTTTTCATGAATGCCGTATCATAAGATTGAATGACATGTTCAAGAGGTGGAATATATTCTTCTTCCCAATCTCTCCACCACTCACGTTTAATGATTGCTCCTTCTTCTGCAGTTGGATCTTGCATATATTGAGCATTCCATTTTGCAATACCAGCAGATGCTTTAACCGCAAGTAAATCTTCTAACTTCCAATATTCTGGCCATACTGGTTTACCTGATGGAAGGATCGCAGGAAACTCTATCACTTCCCATTGATCTGCTTTTTCTTCTGCTGCTTGAGCCTTGATTAGTTGTGCTGTTAAATCTTTTGTACTCCATCTAGTCATAACTAAAACAATACGTCCACCAGGCTGAAGACGCTGACGGGGTCCTGAAGTATACCACTCATATGCTTTATCAAAAGCTGTGGCTGAATTTACATCTTGCTCTGAATGTGGATCATCAATGATGAGTAGATCAGCACCTCTACCGGTCACCGCACCCTGGACACCGACAGCAAAATATTCACCACCTTGATCCGTTTCCCAACGGCCCGCGGCTTTTGAATCTTCTTGTAATCTTGTATTAAATATTTCTCTATATTCATTTGAGTCAATCAAGTTTTTAGTTTTACGACCGAAACGTACTGCGAGTTCTGCAGTGTGAGTTGCTTGAATAATTTTTAGTTTAGGATTATTTCCTATCATCCAAGCAGGTAAAAAGTAAGAAGCAAATTCAGATTTTGTATGCCTAGGTGGCATATTAATAATTAATCTTTTTAATTCACCAGATTGTAATCTATTAAATTTATCTGCTACTTCTTTATGATGAAAGCCTTCAATAAAATCTGGCCAAATATATTTTACAAATTCTAAAAAATTATTTTTTATATTATTTTTTCTAGCCTTTTCTATACGATACAAAACATTTAATTTTGTTTCCTTTCTTACTTTAGGGTCAGCTATATTATTTAAATTTTTTATTTTTTCTATATCAAGCATAATGTTAATTATGGTACCTTAAAAAGTTTATACCCTACCCGGGTGTATAAATCCAGCACTAAAGGGTAATGTCTGGGACCCCTTTTTTTGTTTTACCCCCTCCCCCCCTCTTGCTTAAAAGGTATTTGCCAACCCCATGGGACCTCTTCCTTTTTTTTTCGGGTGGGACCCGCCCACAGGTGTTTGGTGTGACAAGTTGTCGCACCCACTAGTAATAGTAGTGATATATATGCAACGCACAAGTCAGTGCGTTATTTTGTATAAAGATTTAATTGATCTGATAATCTGTATTTACTTAACGAAAGGAGAAATAACATGGCAACAACTCAAGTAAAAATAATCTACCTAGAAAGTAGATTAGATGATGTTGAGAGAGAACTACACTCTCTTCCTCATAAAATACACGAACTAGAAGAGAGAAGAAAACATCTTCTAAATAAAATAACCGAGCTATATGACAAACAAAAAGAAGAA